ATGATAACTCGGGGGCTGGTCCTGCGCTTCGCCTTTGCTGGGTCGAGGAATTCGTTAAGGTATTGGATTCGACCTTCGATAGAAGTACCGCCGCGAACAACCTTAAAGATATTGTTTACCTGTTCCCGATCCATGTGATCTGGGTTTCCCCATGCCTCGGTGGGCGTGTACTTGGGAAGTGATAGCACAAACTTTTGACCAGCAGACTGCTCTTCGTTCATCCGTTCCATTCCACGGGCGGTCTGCATTGTCTGTTGGCTAAGTAAAGCCTTTAGCTCATCTCCGTCCATACCACTGTCTGCCAATAGACGAATAGCCTCCATCATGTCGGAGTCTACACCCACAAGCAGAAGCTGACGATAGATCTCGCTCCACTGCTCGGGTGTGAGGCGACCCTCATTCATTGCAAACTGTGGGCTCCCCTTGGTACCAAGCCCTTGCGGATTTGACAGGTGAAGCATCACGGAATCTACCATTGCAACGTCAGGCTTGCCCATGACCTGTGCGACGATGCGCTCGATGGTTGGTCGGTCACCCTCGGCTCCTGTAGGGATCTGGGTCGCGATCATCTCAGGGTTAATGTTTGTATCGAAGCCAGCAGGGTCTGATCTTGCTGTGATATCGGGATACGAATCCGTAATGGATTCTTCGATCATCCCAACCAACATCTCCAAGTTTAATGTTGGAGCATTGTCCGTGTTGAAATACTGCTCAACTAACAGGTCTAAATCTTTCTTGCTCATGCTCTAATTAGTCTCCGATTTCTTCTTTTGCTTCATCAAGTAGCTTACAAATGTCTAAACCTGCACAACCAATCTTGCGGCTGGTCAGATGATAGTGGCTGACGAATCCCTTGAATGTACCTCGGGAAGCTTTGCTGTCAACTGTTGTACTGGTTCCGTGCTCATCTTCCGGTGTCTCCAACGGGATGCCGATGCCCTTGTGGATAGCTTTCCACAACGCTTTCAGTGCTTCAATCTGCACTGGATAAAAATCAAGGAAAGGATCAAGAGTCTTTCCATGAACGTTTCCAAAATCCTGCATGGGTCGCTCGCCAAAGCCATTCTTCTTATACCAAGCTTGATACTTAGGGTAGTACGCATTACTGATCTCGACACCGACAGACCTGTGGTTGACCTTGCCGATGCCCGCGTGCCATGCGCCGTGTTGTGTATCTAATAGCTGATAGATCGTGCCATCGTTATCGATGCAGAAGTGTACCGAAATGCCGCGACGGGCTAATACGTTTGCACAGGACTCTGAAGACAGACAGACATCCCAATGATTGACGAACATGGTCGGCTCACGATCTGGCTTGCCGGCATAACTATAATAAGTGCCTCTCTTTGTTCCCAGTCCATCCGGGTCATCCCAGAGTACTACCTTCTGCCAGTCAATCTCCAAGAACTTGCCATTATGAACGATGTATTTCTTATCATCACAGCCATCATCTCCCCTTAAGTAAGGAGAACTGTATGGAATATGGTCAGAGATATCAGCTTCGCGCTCAGTCCAGACACGCCGGAAGGTCATTGGTCCAACCAGACCATCCGCTGTGAGTCCGTTATCTTTCTGCCATTTCTTAATAGCAGCAACTAGATCATCATCATTGTAGTCACAGCCAAACCACGAAGGCTCCCAGCCTAGGGAGTCTTGCGAAGACTTGTTGTAGAATACCTTGTCCATTCAAGCCCTCAAATAATAATGTCTGCGATGCCGTACTCAACCGCTTCTGTGGCTGAGAGGTAAACGTTGACCTTTCTCTCAAGCAATCTCTTGAGAGTTCGCTTGGTTAGGTTAGTCTCTCGTACGAGAGCATTGACATAGTTTTCTTGAGAGTTTCTAATCTCGTCCATTTCATTTTCTAGATTATGGAGCGAGCCATGGTTTCCGCCGATGACCGAATGAATCATTACACGGCAGTTGGCGCCAATCTTGCGCTTGCCCTTGGAGCCTGCTGCTAGCAATAGAACGCCGGCGGACATCACCTTTCCTAATCCGAATGTGTGGATCTCACAATCCTTCTGGATCATACGCATTACATCGTAGAGGGCGAACATATCGTCGGCGCTGCCGCCGTACGTGGAGATAATAAACTCCATTGGTTCCCACACTTCCTCGCCCTCATCCCCAGACTTGCCTGAGTTGTGGAGGACCAGCAAGCCACTTAGTGTCTCGCGGGACTTGCGCTCGTCGATGTCTCCGTAAAGACCTACGACGCGCATTTCTTCATCAGCTTCTAAGCCAAGCGCTGCGGCTAACTGCTCTGCGGTCAAATCATTCTCTGACTCTTCCTCTTCTTTCTTCTCTGCTTCTTTCTTGGGCGACATCAACATTACAACTTCCTTCTGTTTTCTTCAAAATGCCTAACTGCACCCTCCCAATCAGAGAACTTTACGAACTGTTTCCTGTATGTGGACGGGAAGCTGGCTAAGTAATTATCTACTGCTGCCTTTTTCCACCGACCAAATTCGTAATCATCCATATTTTTTTGGCGGATAAGGGCAGCTTTGTCTTCTGCATCTTCTAGCTTCTTATACTTCAATGCTCGGAAAAACTCTACGTCTTCGGTCGTTGATACCATCAGTTTTAATGATTGTAGTCCGACTTTTTCGACGAACATGCCCATTCGACCTACGGTCATTAGGCTCGTCATAGCACAGCCTACCAGATACCCGATAAGTCCGCCTAGTGCATACTCCATTGCAACTCCATTTTTAAATACAACACTACCCTATAGCATACACTATAGGGCAGCAGTGTTAAAGCAAAATAATATTATTAGTTTTTGGCATTTCAGCCCTTGCGGGACTTACTTGCCGCTACAAGGCGCTTCGCAACTCTGCGAGCTACCTCGTTAATCATTGCCTCGTCTTCAGTGATGGAGACATCAGCACCTGCAAGTTCTTGCATAAGGGGCTCTTCCTCTTCTGGGGGAAGTTCCTCATCACCTGCGACTGGTGCCATTTCTTCGCCGTCGAGTTCTTCTTCTTCCTCGCCACCTTCCATACTGACATCTGCGCCCTGCTTCTGCAGTGCTGCTACAATGTCGGAAACTAGCTCGGTCGGATCGACCTCAACAGTCTCGCCCACTTCTTCTTCGGGCATCTCTTCATCTGGTCCTTCGTCGCCGGGGAATTCTTCTTCTCCAGCCATGGGATCGGGACCACCGAGTTCCATTTCTTCTTCACCTAACTCAGTCAAAAACTGGTCGGTAAACTTTGATTCAATTTCAGCTAGCCGCATAAACCTGCGAGTAACTGACTCTTTTAAAATTAGCTTCTTTTTGCTCATCTCTTATAATCTCCTAATAATATATTATATGAAGGCTTCGATAATAAATAGTCTATTCAATGTTAAACGGCGTCATCTATTAAATAAAAAGTCTTTCAAGTATTTAGCGCGGCGAGAGATCTTCTCTAGGGCGCGCTTCTCAACCTGCTGTATTCTGGCTGGCGTGTACTTTAATCTTTTGCCGACCTCTTCCAAAGTCATGTTGCCATGTTTATAAACTGCCACTAAGGTACAGTTCAAATCGCCTGTATAATCTATCCATAATCGACATTCTTTCTGTTTGCATTTTTTATTTTTTTGGAGGCACGTTCTTGCGCAACGTCTCATCCCGCATCGTCCACTACGTTTGCCGATGCAATCATGGCAGCGTGAATCTTGGATATCTCTTCGTATCCCTTCACCACACATACGTGATCACATCGAAACCATCCATCCTCCATGTCAGGCGGCAGCGGCGTTGTAAACTTTACCTCATGCCAGCGCCAAGGTGGTCTAGGACCGGGCGAGGCGCGCATCTCCGAATCCACGATGACTCCGTAATATCCCGGGGTAGCTGTGCGGTTCCACAACACGATACTTCCTATTTCATAGCTCATTGTGCTCCTCTTCGATCATATCGAATATGTTTTCTATTTCATTTGAGTCTAGAGCGAAATGCTCTGTAAGTTTTTTGCCTTGGGCGCTCAGCTTCTTAGATTTTGCATTCTTCAGTTTGCTGTGCTTGCTCTTCTCAGACTTTAATGTTCCCAGAAACTGCATAAATTCTGGCGACTGGTCTATATAAGCGCCAATACAGCCACGAAAGAAATCTGACTGACTGATTCCATCATAATGTAATCGGATGCGCAAATCTGCATGAACCTTGTCATTCTCTCTGAAAACCACTCGCTTGTTATAAAATTCATCTGACATTGCTTAGCCCTAGAATATGAGTGCCTGACTCAGATATGCCGGCAGCCGTTTGTCGTGTGAACTTAGCGCGGGAATGAAGCTCCACAAGATTACGGGCGCCTGAATAAGAAAGCCCGCTTCTAATCCCGTTGTCTAAACCGCGAAGCACATCGTCCACTGAGCCTTTCATCGGGATAGTAGCTGACACTCCCTCCAATGACGACGCGCTGCCGCGCCAATCCTGCTGTGCTTCTTCCGATGCCATGCCTCGATAAGTCTTGTGTGCTACGCCATCGATGTGTACGATCTCGGTACCACATGACTCTCGGGTGCCAGCCAGCATAGAACCCAGCATCACAGCATCTGCGCCTGCAGCCAGTGCCTTAACAACGTCACCACTGTTACGGATTCCTCCGTCAGCAATGATCGCGGCATCCATGCCAGTCTTGGCGCAGTCCATGATGGTCTGCAGCCCGGGCACACCATGACCAGTTTGAATTCTAGTAGAACAAATCGAGCCACCGCCAATGTTACATCTGATAGAGTTTGCACC